TATATAATCAACAAAGAACGAAGCGGGCAAAAAGGGGGAAGTTGTAACAATGATGGTGCATATTCTGGATAATTCCTATTCCAGACGAACCAAGGGCCAGCCGTGGGTGATATTCAATCGTTACAATGGAGATGTTTATAGCAGTTGCGAGCGTGCAATGAAGATGCTGAGTGAGATGGCAAAATCGGTGAGTGCAGACCCGGAGTGCTATGACGTCGAATTTGATACTGATGGCCGCAATCTTCATTATCGTTGGAAGAATTTGGACGGCGATGAGTTTGAACGCTACATTCAGATCGAATCGAGAGAAGTGAAATAAGCATTACGAGGAGGCCGCCGAATATGGGCGATTATGCAGACGCTGGCTATCGACTCCAGCATTACAAGATTACATTCTACGCCGACAACAATGGCAAAATTCCGCTCAAGGTGGTCCGTCGTGCATTCGCCAGCTATGATTGTGCCAAGAAGTGGGAAGCTGATGTGATGTATCGAAATCCTGAATATAACAGCGTCACGATCGAGATGGAATAAAAGGAGCACATACCTATGAATGTACCCGTATATATCGTTGAGGATTCTTATCGTAAGCAGAACGATAACTTATCTTTGAACGAATACGCTCATGCTATTAAGTCTGTACATAAGAACCGCAAAGATGCACTAAAGGTTCTCCGCGATATTTATAACAGTGTAATTCATGATCACGGCATTTATGATACAAAGCTCGATGAAGATGCATATAACCCGTATGTGTCTTATTGCTGGAAAAACGCAGAAGGTATTCAGTATGAAGTTTTTACAGAGATTATCACTCGCGACCTGATTTGAAAGGAGTTACGTAGTATGGTTCTCAATATGACTGAACTTTCTATCGCCCAATGGTCCAATGCTCAGCTCGATGCAGCTCGCAAGTTATGCACGGATGGCGTTCTTCATGATGGACCATTGCCTACGATTCTTCCGACTGATCCCTCTGTCCGAGTCAGAGTTCTCGCATGGGATACGGCTGATACAGTTATGACCATGAAACCGGAGGCTGTAATTCTTCAGGGCGAACCTGTTTTTGTAAACGCATTCCTTAAGCCATACGGTACAAGAATTCCGTGTTACTCTCCTTGCTACGCTGACGGCAAGTTCGTACAGTTCAGGAGGTTTTGACGCTGTAACGTGTAAGGAGTCCCTAATGAAACCATTAAGAGACAACCCCATTGAGGACGGAGTAGATGACTTCTTCGAAGAAAAACAAAGGCTCGAAGAAGAAAAGCAAAAACTCGAAAATGAAATTCGAGATTATGAACAGGAATATTTAGACCAATATTATGATCGGTTAGAGGAGGAAGAACGGGAATTCAACTTGGAGTTTGATCGTGAATTATGGGAGGATGAAGTATTATGAGCACAGTAGATACATCGTCGCGTTGGAAGCTCGGTAAGGACATGATTCCCAGCGATACGATTCTTGATCCTGTCACGTTCGATGACTTGATTCTGGCTCTGAAGTGTAATTGTAAGTGCATTACGAAGGGCGCAGTCATTGCTCAGGCGACGGCAATTATCAGTCAGCGGCTGGAAGATTGGAAGTATCTGATCGAAAACAACATCGACGAAATCATTGCACTGGCGACAGACGAACCCATTGAGGAGGCTGGTCACGATGATATCACTCTCGAAGAGTAGGAGTAAGATATGTTTGTCTTGACTGAAATTGTGGCCAATAATGTTTCTGCATACGTTGGCAATATCCATGTATCAAACAATGTGGAAGAGCTTCAGAAAATTATGAATGCCGATTTCGACCACGATTTGAAAGAAGCAAATGATCTTTGGATGGATTGCGGATCTAATCTCAATGATAAGCCACTATCTATTTGTCACACATATTCTGCAAAAATCAAAACGTTAAAAGAATTCAAAAGCTGGTCGATTATGAAAGTACAAGGGGAGGTGCAGCAGTGACACTCGAACAAGCGTGCGGCATTACCTGCAATACTATCGATAAACAGACGAGCAGAGAACTCGATCACCGCGAAATCTATGCTCGTTATATCGACTATCTGGGCGGGTTGGATAAGGTCAAACAGTATATTCCTATTTCGCTGAAAGAGCTGCGGCGAGCCTATAAGAAGGACAGGCTGTTCAACAACACCGGTCTGGGTTTATGGCAGAATGCAGCGGGTTATACTGCTGGCGACCCGGTATGTTTCTTTGGCGGGATTTGGATGCTTTACAGACAGAATGATATTGACGTGGCAAGTTGTGCTCAGGGCGTCTGCATTCTGAAAGAGGCGGCGAGAATGTTGATTGAAAGGGGCGAAACATAATGAAAAAGATCCTGATTACATACGAAGCTTCCATTGAGACTGGTGACAAACTGGAATATGGAGAAGCTGCCACGACTCTCGATTTTATCACCGACAATATGGCCCTTGAACTCGTAGATACGATTGGTAAACCATACCATTCCTGGAAACCCATTGGACGAGTTGCAAGGTCTCGGGTTACTGAGATTCTTATCAATCTGGAGCGGCTTCGTGGACGGATCTATGTAGCCAATTCTATCAAGAGCGTCGAAATCATTTCCGATTCTTAAATGGCGAATAATTCACGCTTAAAAGTTGTGAAATTCAATCAATGGGAACAATTCACCAATTGACTGATACGACTGTCGGTTGTACAATAAAAGGACGAATATCGTGTCACCAGTGAAGGAGTGGAGAACTTCACTGACGATGTTGAAAACTTTCGAACAACGATTATAAATGCAACAATAATTCATCTTTTCGATGATAACCAAATTCAATCACTCAATCATTCTGTACGAAAATCACCAGCGAAAAAACAATCGCCAATGAAACAGTCGTTCGAAGCCGAGGTGAGCGACGAGCAAGTGGCGGCGAGAATAAAATTTGGAAAGAGAATGGTTTGTGATAGTGATGATGATTGTGTTAGTGATGAGTGAAAGAAGAGGATTATAGGAGATAATAGATAGAGAGTATGAGAGAAAGGAAGAAGAGGAAGAAAGGAGAGGAGAGCGAGAAGAGGAAGAGAAAGAAGAAGAGGAAGAGAAAGGAAGGAGGAAACCTTTATACAATTTCGAAAACTTTTTGTGGCGATTGCATTGAGCACCGCATTGATGCTGACAGGATGTAGCGACGGCTGGGCTAATTCGAGTGAGTCTGTTCGAGTCAGGTATGCTAAAATCTACAATCCGGATGGTACACTGTTGGTTGAGGGCGAGTGTACAAAAGCACAAACGGGGCGGGCTTATGGCTATGCCTCAATCGAGATTGACGGTGTGACGTATGATACCGGACTCGACAATGTTATCGTGATTTCGTGGTATGAATAACTGACGTGGCAAGAAAGGAGCGATAATACGTGGAAGAAATCAAAGATACGGCGGCTGTGGCGACTGAACGCCCTAGGCTGACCCGCGAAGAGCAGGAGGTCATCATCACCACTTCGGCTGCAGATGAACTGGTCGAAGTGTACACTGCTGACCCGATCTATATGCGAAGACTGGACAAGCGGGTTGAACAGGACCCTGAACAATACAAGGTCAAGAGCCGCAATACTTACAGTGCGACCTACACGATGCCCAAGCGACTGTTGCAGTTCCGGCTGCCGACTGCGCCTCGTGAACTGACTGAAGAACAGCGCGCAGAACTCCGTGAACGAATGAAAAAAGCACAAGCGGCTCGACAGAATAAGGTCAGCATCAATTCTCAGCCGAATTCATAAAGAGTTTGACTGTGTTCTAAACATACATCATGGTTCGGTAATGAAATTACTCTACCGAGACGTGTTAACAGTTTTTCCATTGGAGTTCAATAGGAGAAAATGACCTACTTTGAAATTGAGAGGTGAGTAGTCATGATTACGTTCAGAATTCATTGCCCTCATCCGGACGTTGCAGCCGAATGGCGAGACAGATTTTGTGAGGCTTTGGCTGGCAGTCTGGCTTTTGTTAATAGCGAGATCGGCGTATGTGACGGTAGTGGCGGCGAGTTTTTCCTTGTTGTTGGCAAGTCAAACGACCGCGATATGACGCTTGACCTTATGGAATCCGACTTAGTATCGTGGAATAACGATGGAGGTGAATGAGTATGATGCCGCAACGCTTTGACGATACCGCATAGAGACTGCCGTGCAAGTAGCGTCACAACAAAACGCAGTAAACAAGTAGACAGATTGAGATGAATAGTAAGTCGAAAGATTTACGCAGCTGCCAAAGGCGACTGTAACGAAAAGGTAAGACGAGGCAACAGCCCAATCCTGGCGAAGGAGCTGGTACCGAGGAGGTCGGATGCGTGCAAGGGCAGGCTACAGAAGGCTGCAGGCGAGAAAACGCGGCCAATACACGCCCCAACGAGACCGAATGCAACCAGAACTCGAACTGAAAGGCAGGAATTATTCCATAACCGATGACAGCCGCACACCTGCAGACATCACATGTTCGATCAGGATCATCGCACGGGATAGCACAGATGTGTTTAGATCTCAATAATGCAACAAAAATATATGTTGAAAGAGAGTTGAAAACTAATGTAGTGAATTAAGATCCGCTATTATCGAGGCACGATTTGTGATGAATAATTGTCCAATATGGATAATGCATTCAGGTCAAACCGAATGTAACGAATTGTTAGGATGAAATACCCATCAGGTCAGAAGACCGGCAGCCTGATCTGCCAGGGAAGCTGTCCGAAATGATGACTATGAGTAACAAAACCAGGAATAGAGAGCAAATTCAAGGGGTAAAACTCCTAGCAGAGAGCCAAAGGGAGCTGGTCCACGATTGGCGAAAGCGCCTCCGGTGCCCTGAGGCAGCGCTCAAACAGCACCATTTAGATCACAAATCCCCTATTATAATAATGAAGGTTGTGATGTCAACAACAAAAGATAGATAAAATGGAGTACAACCATTTGTCTATATTTACCATTGACAACAACTCATGGTTTGTGCAATACTATTTACACAGACAACAAAGTCACTTTTCAATAGTTGCAAACGAAAGGAACGAGGTAAAATGAATGCGAATGTAGCAATACAGGCTTTTGCCAGTGATGAGTTTGGCGAAGTTCGAACCTTGAGCATCGACTCTTCACCTTGGTTCGTCGGCATGGACGTGGCAAAAGCTTTGGGATACAGCAATGCAAGCAAGGCGGTCATGGCTCATGTTGACGAAGAGGATAAACGGTTCGAAATGCTTCCCATCGGACCAGATTCCCAAAATGGGAATCCGGTCAAAACCGTCAAAACAGCGTTGATAAATGAGTCTGGTCTGTACGCTTTGATCTTTGGAAGCAAGCTTGAGTCAGCTAAACGATTCAAACATTGGGTGACGAGCGAAGTTCTTCCGATGATTCGCAAAACCGGCTCTTACGCTGTCAAAACAACGGGTCAGCAAAGGTTTGAGCTGATGAACCAAGAAGTCATTGCGGTTCAGAAAGTTCAGAACGAAATGATGGCCAAGCTCGATGCGTTCGAGACTGCCCGCAAACAGGATAGACAGGCTATCGACAATGTGTTGTTCGTTTGCAAACAGCTCGAAAGAAAACTTCAAGCCGCACAGCCTGGGTCCTACACTCCGAAGCAGACACCGAAAGGCCGTAGTGAATGGCGTACTGAAATTTACGATCTGGCTAACAAAATCGTCAGCATGACAGGTTTAACTCTGAATTGCGTATTGCATCAGGGGTACGATTATCTGGGGCGCAACTACGGCTGGTTCTTTGAGGATGCACGTAAAGAATTTGTAAGACAAACCGATTATAAGGGGAGTCTCAAAAACATCAGCGGTTTGGATGTAATCGAAGCAAGTGAAATGTATAAATCGATCTTCATGTCGATTATGAAAGACCGCTGTGAAAACGAAAAGCACAATGCCGAAGTCAAGAAGGGAATTAAGGGAGTGCTCACAAAGACACCGCCTGTCATTCCTGCTGATATGATTCCGAAGAGACAGACCGCTGCGGAATCCGCTATTAAACAAGACGAGACGCCTATTGTAGCTGAAGCTCAGGCGATTGAAATCGAAGAGCCGGTTGCGAAAAAGAAAGGCTACTACAGACCAAGTATTACGCTGCCGATTGTCGAGCCGATTGCCAAAAAGCTTGGGGATAAGACGATCGGTTATCGTATCACTTATCAGAAAATCTACAATCTCATCGGAGTTACAAAGATGGACAGAATGAGGAAGGCGTATCTTCGCACTCACAGTAAGCCGCCGAAATCCACACCTGACATTTTCCAAAGCTCTGATAAGAATTTGAAAGTGTTCAAAGAGGCTGTGCGGGCTTTGGACTCTACTATTTAAGCTATCTATCTTCCTCCATTAGCTCTTGGAGCTGACAGCCGGGAAAGACCGGCATATAACCGGGTGTGGCGAAGCTGGTATCGCGCTAGTTTTGGGATCTAGAGATTTCGCCCGTTCGAATCGGGTCACTCGGACCAGTGTGTAGGGTTCCGCATTTTTCCTTACATAACAAACAACATAGAAACGCCTCCTTTCATTGTGCTGCTTACCACAATCTTTCGATTTCTAAGTTGTCGTGGCTGAAAACGCCGAGCGGGTACGATAATCCCGTTTTATATGAGGTCAATGATTATTTCTGGGTTTGATTCCCGGAGACCTCTCTATATGGGCCCGAAAGGTTTTCGACAGGGCTAAGAAAAATTACAATTCGCAGGTCGGCCATCACCTTACGAGGCAAAACAAATAAACGCTAACAACAACAGTTATCGTTGCGCGGCTTGATGCCGTGCCCAAAACAGCATCCTGATAGGCAGGTAAATGCTTGACGGTTCAAAGAATAAATCCCGGAACCCGATGTAAACGGTAAGAAACACTAGCGTTCTCGGACGTCAAAACCGAGTGGTGGAGTGATGTAACAGCCGTTACGTCCCTAGGTTTGCTGTGTTGGCGGCATGAATTCCTTTTCAAAATTCTAAATGCTGGCTATTGCGTAAGAAAATTGTAATCGAGTATTAGTTTTGGACGTGGGTTCGAATCCCACCGGGTCCATAGCGGCGCAAGTCGCAAAGCTAGGTTCGATTCTATCGGCGTGGAGTAGCACGTCGGTAGATGGGGTGGCGCAATTCCACCGTGGGTGATCATACTCCCCCTCTGACACACCCATAACGCTCTGACCGAAAATAATAACCATGATGCAACGGGAGTAGCTGCCCGCCACAGTGGATGTGCATGGCTCTATTATGTGTAGGCGAATATGGCACTGCCTGCGAAAGTGGCATAGATGCTCGGTGCCCAGAGTATCGGAGAGTGAATTTAAAAGGGCAGCCTTTGAGGATGGGCTCTAGGGAAGACAAAATGTACCTAGTTGTATCCGCTGACGCGGCTAAGTCGCATTGCGCATCGCTGATGCCGTTACATGGTCAAATCCTCCTCTCTGGGACGTTAGCTTAGTTGGTTAAAGCTCCTGGCTCATAACCGGGTGATGAGGTTAATTCTTCACGGGGGTTCGAGTCCCTCACGTCCCATCATTAGTGTACGAATATAAACAAATCAAAAAGAGGTAAATGCTGAT